AAAATAAGTATTTATAATGGTAAATTCCGTAAGACAAACCGTACTGTCTATTCTTAATAAGAATAATAATGGATTCATCACTCCTGATGAATTTAACATGTTTGCAAAGCAAGCGCAGTTAGAAATATTTAATGAATACTTTTATGGATTTAAGAATTCAAAACTTAAAGATATTAAAGGTATGGAGACTGGAGGTTATTCTGATATTACAAAACAGATTGACCAAACAATTGATTACTTTTCTAAAAACGTAGATGTTGTTTATGATGCTTTAGCTGGAACTTTTACTATGCCTCCAGATTGGTTTTTATTAAACGTTTTATATTATAAAGGTAGAGAAGTTACGCACGTAAATCAAGAAAAATTATATTACTTGCTTAATTCTAACTTAACTGCACCTACAGAATTATACCCAACTTATGTAATGCAGGGTAATTCTTTTACAGTATACCCGACAAGTATTATTAGTGATGTTGAAACTTATTATGTACGGTATCCATATGATCCTAAGTGGACATATACACTTGTAAACGGAAGTCCATTATTTAATCAATCAGCAAATGACTATCAAGATTTTGAATTAGCAGTTCAAGATTTCCCTGCACTTGTAATTAAAATTTGTCAATATGCAGGCATAAGTATTCGTGAGCAAGAAGTTGTTCAGGCTGCTAAACAAGAAGAAGTTTATACTGACCAAATGGAACAATAATGAATCAGGAAAAATATTATACCAATGATGGGTTAGCGCCTACCGATGCCAATTGGGGCTCATATCAATTCACTACATTAGCAGATGTGGTGAATAACTTTATCTTGATGTATACTGATGACGGAGATTTGTTAAATAACATCAACCGTTATAAGATTATATTCCATGCAAAACGTGCGATTCAAGAATTAAACTATGACGCCAATCGTCAGGTAAATGCGTTACAATTAGAAGTGGGTGATAATCTTAAATTTATTCTTCCTCCGGACTATGTGAATTACGTTCGTATTTCTATGTTCTGGGGTGGAGTACTTTATCCATTAACTGAAAGTTTACAGGCCAATTCAGCAACTGAGTTTTTGCAGGATCAATACTATAACGTATTATTTGACGAGGATGGTAATGCTTTGATTGGAACATCTAAGTTAGACTTGTCTCGTATTGATGGAGTGAATCAAATATTATGTCCATTTAATAATCAATATGGTTGGTATGTAGATGGATTGTGGTACTTTAATTATAACTATGGTGGCGTATTTGGATTGATAACTGAAGCAGCTAATACAAACCCAACCTTTACAATTAATAAGATTGAGGGTGTTATTAACTTTAGTTCAGGAATGGCTAGGCGGTCTGTGGTTGTTGAGTATATCTCTGATGGACTTTATAATACAGATGATAGTAAAATTACTGTTCCTAAATTAGCTGAAGAGTTTATTTATTCTTACATTAAATGGGCTATATTAAATACTAAGGTTAATCAGCCTGAGTATATTATTAATAGAGCCCGTAAGGAGAAAGTTTCCAATTGGAGAAACGCTAAAATTAGATTAAGTAATTTACACCCAGGACGTTTGTTAATGAACATGCGTGGTCAATCTAAGTGGATTAAATGATAGAGTTACAAAGAAATTTCTTGCAAGGGGTCATGAACAAAGACCTCGATCCTCACTTCCTACCCGATGGACAATATCGGGATGCGTTGAATATTATTGTTGGGGATTCAGATGACACCTTTGGAGATGGCTCGCATAATGGCGTTGCTCAGAATTATCTAGGCAACACATTGATGAATAGTAGTTTAGGCTTAACCAATGCTCAGTGTATTGGCGCTTTATCGTATTCAACCAATAGTGTTATTTATTGGCTAATTGCTTCTGATACTGCTGACTTAATTGTTGAGTACAATGAGTTGCTTGACCTTACGACAGTTGTTATTAAGGCAACAAAAGTATCTCCAACTACACCTTCTTTATTAAACTTCAGCAAGGAGTTTGTTGTAACGGGCATTAATTATATTAATGGTCTTTTGTTTTGGACCGATAATTATAATCCTCCAAGAAGAATTAATATTGAGCGGGCTAAGAATTATGCCATTAACGGATTTACGGAGGCTGACATTAATGTAATTGTAAAACCTCCATTAAGTGCTCCTTCAGTAGAACTTGCTTTGACAGGTGAAGCAAATAACTTAGAAAACAAGTTTGTTTACTTTGCCTACAGGTATAAGTATATTGACAACGAGTATAGTTCATTGTCTCCATTTAGCCCGGTTGCGTTTTTCCCAAAACCATTTGAATATGATTATGGTATTTCTGAAAACGTATCAATGGTTAATGTTTACAATACTGCTACCGTTAGATTTAATACAGGAGACGCAACAGTTAAAGAGGTTCAATTAATATACAGGGATACGGCTAGTTTAAATACTTACGTAATTGATAATATAAATAAAAGTGCTAACGGGTATTCTAATAATGTTGATGAGACTTTTGAGTTTAAAAACAACAAGGTTTACACTTTGTTACCTCAAGACCAGGTTACAAGACTTTTTGACAATGTGCCACTTAAAGCGAAAGCGCAAGAATTAATTGGCAGTCGTTTAGTCTACGGTAACTATACACAATTTTTTGATTTAGTGGATTGCGATGGAGATGTGATTGCGCCTGCATTTGAATTAACGCATGACTCAATAAGTGTTACAAGCACACCGTTACCTACATTTAAGTCTAACCGGGATTACGAGGTTGGTATTGAATACTTGGACGATTACGGAAGAGCATCTACGGTAGTTATTCCAATATTAAATACTAACACAGAATATATTCCCGCAGACAAAGCGACAAAGGCAAACAATCTTCGTGTTACAATTGATAAGGATTTCAGACCTCCTTGCTTTGCTACTTACTATCGTTTTGTAATCAAACAAGATAGGCAAGAATATTATAACCTATTCCCATTGACCTATTTTTCTGATGGAGAATTTAAATGGTTTTTAATTAATCAGGCAGATGTTGACAAAATATCTATAGGGTCTTATTTGTTTTTGAAAACAAATGATGTAAATACAAATATCCAATATAAGGTTTTAGATATTGTTTCAAAAAGTGCTAATTTTTTAAATGATAGTAAAGAACAACCTGCTGGTGTATATTTTAAAACAAAAATTGATACCAATTTATTGCCTTTTATTTATTATTATAATTTTACTAATATAAGTTCTCAATCTCCATATATCCCAATTGTAAATAGATTTACAGTTGCCGAAAAAGCGATATTTTATGGTGAAGGAGCAAATAATATGATTACTTCTAATAGTAATGCATATTCAGGTGTTAATGATATACGATTTAAAGTACAAATATCTGATACAAATAAATTTAAATATTATGCTTTTGTAGATGGTGTGCCATATGCTTATGTTAATGAGGTAACTATTACACCGGGAAGTAATCAAACATTATCTTATACATATAATAGTATTACTTATTCATGTGTTATACAATTTTCTTCTATTTCAGGATTACAATTAAAGGATTATTGGGTAGTTAATTGTAGAAGTAATGGAGTTGGAACAGTGGGTCTTAATATTTTTGGAGGAAGAACTCAATACACAAGTCAAGATTGCCCATATGGTTTTGTAACCGGAACAGATTGGAATTTGAATGGAGCTTATGTCGGAGACAGAGAAATAAAAGCAGGGGCTGTTCTTACAATAAAAATGAAAGAGCCTAATAATGGGAACACAACATTAACTCAGACATTTTTAGCAAGCAAGGATTATGTAAATATTGAAGAATGGTTTATTGAAGGCAATATTTATTTAAATTGGAAACAATATCAAGGAGCCGTTTCTATTGGGGCAAAAAATGTTTGCTTTAGAAGGATTAATGCATTTTCCCCTGGCCTTGTATCTACTCAATATAATGCCAATCAAGGAGGAAGTATTAGTTCCGGCACTTTAAATGCTCCTGTATTTATGTGGATATATGGATATACCACAGGTAGTAATCCAACTATGGAAGTAACTTTTGATTTTCAAGAATCACAATTACCTACATTTTTTGAGACCGTTCCAACAGACACCAACCAAGATATATACTATGAGTTATCACAAACTTTTGCTATTGAAAACGGCAATCACACTGGAAATTATCAAGATCAAATTATTGGAGTTGATCCGGCAATAATTGATTTAAATAAGGTTTACAACCTTTATGATAACCGTGATTTCAATGCATTTAGTTTTGGTAACGGGGTAGAGAGTTTTAGAATTAGAGACGATTGGAACGCTGCAACTATGCAGTTTAGCCCGCGTGCTAATTCAACCATAGAAGGATATGAGCAACAAACTCTTGTTCAAGCTCTTACCTATAGTGGGGTTTACACACAGACAACAGCAATCAATAGACTCAACGAGTTTAACTTGTCTCTTGGAAACTTTAAATATTTAGATCGTTTCTTCGGGTCAATTCAAAAGTTACACTCTAGAGACACCGATATTGTTGTGTTTCAAGAGAATAAAGTATCTAAGGTGCTTTATGGTAAGAACTTAATTAGCGACTCGATAGGAGGGGGCACAATTGCCTCAATACCTGAGGTCCTAGGAACACAGATAGCTTACATCGGAGAATACGGCATAAGTCTTAACCCTGAGAGTTTTGCTATTTGGGGTAACGACATGTTCTTCACTGATGCAAGAAGAGGTGCTGTCCTTCGTTTAGGAGACAATGGAATGTTTGAAATTTCATCTCAAGGCATGAAGAACTGGTTTAAGGCAAATCTAGACCCAAGTACAATTAAACTTGGTATGATGGACCCTTACTTTGAGCATTATGTTTTAGCTAACAATGACAATAAAGTTCAGTCTTGTATATTTGAAGTTAGCGATACAACAATTACTTTTACAGAAGGATCCGGAAGCCAATCAATTGTTATTACATCTAATAACGAATGGTATATTACAGTTCCTGAAAATAATTGGTTAACAGTTTCACCTAAATTTGGTAATAATAAACAAACAATCACTTTAACAGCAACAGCAAACATGGGTTCTTTAAGAAGTTTGATATTAAGTATTTTTGGATGTTCGGGCGCTAAAACTGTAACTGTTTCTCAGGCTGCTCATACTACTACCACTACAACAACTACTACAACAACCACTACTACTACAACGACAACGACAACAACCGCCCCTCCTGTACTTTGTTTTACATATAATGCCCAAAATAATAATTTAATAGAGGCAACAGTATTTTGGACAAATTGTAATGGGACTCCGGGTAGTGAGGTAGTAGCTCCTAGTGCATTTAGTTCAAATTTCTGTGCTCAAGAAGGGACCGTAACCGGATTTAATTTTACAATTAACTTAATAGAACCTTGTAGTACAACCACTACGACAACTACGACTACTACAACAACGACAGAACCTCCAATAACATATGAATATTATTTAGCTAATCAATATTTATGTGGAGATTGTGTAACTCCTGTAGGAACGGGGGTACTTGTAAAATTCTTAACAGGCACTACAGTTATTCCTGCTAGATTTTATAAAGAAGTAGATGTTAGTAATTATGTTTATGAAATTACTGACACAGGTCAAGCTCCTGGAATAGCATTTACATTAATAACTCCTTCGTATTTAACTTGTGAAGCAGCATGTGCAGATGTCACTACAACAACCACAACAACTACAACAACAATTCCAACCGTTTGGTACGAATTAACAAATTGTACAACATCTGCAACCGTATATTCAATTGGTTATTTAGCAGGTAGTTTTGCATTAGATGATAGAGTTACTATAGGATCTGGAACATTTATTATATCTGCTGTTATAACTTCAGACCCTGGTGGATCTCAGTTTGAATTAGTAGCAACGGGTCAAACAGGATGCCCAACAACAACTACTACAACTACTACTACTACATCCCCGCCTGTTACATGTACATTGTATCAAAACAATGAGACATATGATGTGACTAATGTAAATTATACAACATGTGCAGGAGATGTAATTGTAGGTGCTACTTTATATGGTACTGATACAGGTGGTGGAACAGGACAAACAATATGTGCTCAGGACGGAACATTAGGAGGAGACGGAGCAGCATATTTAACAAACGTTGGAAGTTGTACTTAATTAAATAAAATGAATATTAGATACGTTTGTGCTCAACCTGCTAATGATTATTATCTTTGGCAAGTTGAGACTGTTATTAATAACTTCATGAAAAATGGGGTTAATCCAAATCATATTGACATATTATTAGCAATAGATAATAATGTCATACCTCCTAAGTGGGCTAAAATGAGGAACCACTACAATTATGTTAGGTTTTTCTTTTATAATGACACTAGGCAGGATAAGGAATACATTCCAGCTATTTATTTTAATTTAATGAAACATCATTTAGTTCATCATCCCGAACTAAGTAATGAAGTTTTATTTTTACACGATAGCGATATTGTTTTTACTAAACCGGTAGACTTTAGGGCCATGACTATTGATAATATATGGTATTTAAGTGATACAAATAGCTATATAAATCATTCATACATACAGCAAAAAGGGGATCATATCTACACTAAAATGTGTGATATTATTGGAATTGATAAACTTATTCCTAAATTGATGAACTCTAATTCAGGAGGAGCTCAGTACATTGTTAAGAATACAAATTTTGGTTTTTGGGATAAAGTTGAGAAGGATAGTATAAAACTTTATCAATATTTCTGTGACGTTGAACATCTTTATATTAAGAAGCATGAGCATGATTATCCTATTCAAAAATGGACTGCGGGTATGTGGTCATTACTTTGGAATGCTTGGCTTTTTGGCCATGAAACAAAAGTTGATAATAGACTAGACTTTGGGTGGAGTACAAATCATATTAGTGATGTGGAAAAATATTCTATACTTCATAACTCAGGAGTTACTTCAGGAAGTGAAGGTTTGTTTTATAAAGGAGAATACACAAATAAATTACCATACAATATTTATCCTGAATTAGATAAAGATAAGGCATCTTATTTTTATTGGTTACAGGTGCAAGAAGCAGGGAAAAAATCAATTTTATTATGAGTTTAAAAAATGTATTTACTGAAATTTATTCAAATAATTTATGGACCTCACAGCAAAGCGTTAGCGGTATTGGGAGCGAACATTCAAATGTTTTAAAACTTATAGAAGAATTACCTATACTTTTAAAAAAATATAATATTAATTCAATGTTAGATATCCCATGTGGTGATTACAATTGGATGCCTCATGTTGATTTAAAAAATGTATCATATATAGGAGCTGATATAGTTGATGATTTAATTAAGTCAAACCAAACAAAGTGTCCCAATGTTGATTTTAGGGTATTGGATATCACAACAGATAAATTACCTACGGTAGATTTGGTTTTTGTTAGAGATTGTTTAGGCCATCTAAATAATGAAAATGTTTTAAAAGCAATTCAAAATTTAAAAAATAGTGGTTCTAAATTCTTATTAGCAACATCATACACAAAGTATAATTTTAATACTGACATAAAAAATGGCGGTTGGAAATGCATAAATTTAATGATTGCTCCATTCTTTTTAACACCCATATATCTTATAAATGAAGATTGTAAAGAGGGGTATCCACATTATACCGATAAATGCATGATTTTATTTAAACTAAATGATTAAATAAATATGTAAATTTGTAAACCTATGGCGAATTACACAATTACTTATTCGGATAAATACAACGGATGGACATCCTATCACTCATTTGAGCCTGAGTGGATGACTACCATGAATAACTTCTTGTATACATTCAAGAATGGTAATTTGTATAAACACAATACTAATGCAATTCGCAATAGCTATTATGGAGTTTTATACCCATCAAAGATTACAACTATTTTTAATAACGAGCCATCTCAAACCAAGCAGTTTAAAACAATTGCTACTAACTCAACGACTGCATGGGATACAGCTATTGCATCCGATCAGGGACTAGGGGAAATACATGCAGACTATTATGATTTAAAAGAAGGCACGTGGTACGCCTATATCCGTCGCCTAGAGAACGATAATGACTTAGCAATGATATCTGCCCAAGGAGTGGGCAATGTTACGTCATACGCCTCTAATGTATTGACATTCGCGTTTAGTATTGGTGATATTATTAGCACTGGTGATAAGTTATATTGGGTGAACGCGGGGAACTTAGTTTACGCAGGAACAATCACTGCTCATACTGACATGACAATAACAATCAATACAACAGGTGGCACTCCTCCCGTAAATGGAAGCTTTATTCTTTACATTAAGAATAGTGTCGCTGAATCTACGCCAACAAGGGGTACTTATTTGAGCGTTGAATTTACCAATTCTGATACATCATATACAGAAATGTTTATGGTTACATCTGAGATATTTAAATCATACCCGTAATTTAATTATATTTGCAAAATGGATTTTACTATTAGGTTGCTAAAAGAAAGTGACTACGATAATACGTTGGTGAATTGGTGGGAAGATTGGGGATGGGCGGCACCTCCTAAAGAGTATCTACCTCAAAATGGATTAGGGGGCTTTATGGTGTCGAAAGGAGATGTTGATATTTGTGCAGGATTTGCTTATTTTACCAATTCTAAACTTGCATGGTGCGAGTTCGTTATTTCGAACTTTAACTATCGAGAAGATGACAGAGCTGATGCTATTGAATTTTTAATTAATTCAATTAATCAATCTTGCAAAGAAGCAGGATACAAATCAGTTTGGACGTGTGTAGTAAATGAACATTTAATAAGTAAATATGAGAATTGCGGATATTTAAAAACATCTAGCAATTGCACAGAAATGATAAAAGTTTTATAATATGCCAGCAGCAACATCAATAGCTTTAGGAATAGCAGCCGCGGGATCTGCATATCAAATGATACAAGGAGCAAATGCAAAGGCGCAAGCTGATCAATCGGCAGTCAATGCCGCTAATCAATTGGCGCAGATATCAGAAGCAGACCGGTATAAATCCCTAAAGGTGCCTACACTTGGGTTAGAATTAGCGCAACAAAATGTACAAGCTCGTCAGGCACAACAATTACAAGGACTTAAGGACGTAGGTGCCGCAGGAGTATTGGGAGGTACAACAGC